ATATCAGAACAAGATTCTTCTTTAACAATACTAATCAATCCCCAATCAGAGAGCAACTTAGTAATCCTATTACGTCTTTGAACATCATTAGGTGTAAGGTTAGCGTGCTTACCATCTAATGCAAATAGTTCTTTAAAATGTACCAGGTAATATCTTCCTTGCTTATGAAGTATATGACAGCTCTGATAGAGTTTCTTTTCCTTTCTGGATGCCACTCCTATTCTGGTCAAAGTCTCACGAACTTTTAAAAAGTCATCAGGTTCATTTAATAAAACCTCAACCATCATTTCAGGCGACCAGTTCACCTGTGGTTCTTGTGTAGTCATTGTGTTCCGCCAGTTTCAAGTCTTTGTTTAATAAAGTTCAATTGTTTTTTATCTAGAATTTTCAGTGCTTGAGATGCTTTCTCATTACTATAACCATAGT